TTGTCAAGGACATGAAGAGTGACTATGCGCGCTTGAAGGCCTCTCCTACCGCCCGTCAACAACTTGCCAAAATAGCGGCCCTGCAAATCTCACAAGGCGGCCCGGACTTAGCGTCCCTTGGCGTGGAGTATTTAATTGACCCACTTAAATCAGTAACACTTGACAAGGTGTTTACTCGGCCTAAATTCCGCTCAGTCATGGATAAGCCGGCAAATCCAAGAAGCCCAAGGATTGCGGACCAACCACAACGCGAGCCTATGATTGGCAGCTTGTCAGATGCTTTAAAAACAGCGGATGGCAACTTCATAGGAAGCTCAGAGGACGTCATCAAGCGTGCGCAAAACGCAAAGCTAATGGGCCCTAGCCGTTTCTCTCCTTTAACTGAAGCGGGCGCTTCGTTGGGATTAGGACTGGGCTCCTTTGCAGCAAAACCCACAGCAAAATTTCTTGGCAAGGAAGCTGCTCGTCAAGTCGAACGGGGCATGTTCAATGAAGGGCCACTGCGCGGCATCACACCACAGCCAGCCTTTGCTGTTCGCCCTGAAGGTGGCGGCACGTCATTCACAAACGTGCAGTCAACTGGAAAGAGCAACGCCCCTATTTCTAAATTAGATAAGATAATTGAGGGCGGAGCCAACCCCGGCATTGCAGGCTTGTCCAACGAGATGGGCGACGCCATTGAGAACTTCTGGCGTTCCAAAGGGCAGAACTACCTCACTCGCCAGTACGGCACACCAAGTGACCCAATATTTAAGCAGATCATCAGTGGCCAACTGCGTACCCCTGCTCTACAAAAGCAGATTCCTGACTATGCGATAGAGCAGACCAAAGTAGGCAAGACCAGGGTTGATCCAGTAACTGGGGAGACAAGGTTCTACCCCAAGTACCCACAGGCGTTGGAAGACTTGACGCGTCGCTATGACGAAATGACAGGCCTCAAAGGCGTCGCCTTTAACGTGAAAGAACCGATCTTTGATCCGGCCTATCCGTCTACCATGGGCGACCGTGGCCGACAACTCCAAGCTCAATTAACTGAGGACGTAACCGAGAAGATGGTGGCAGGCGGGATGAATCCTAATTTAGTCAATCCCAACGTAACCTTAACGGGGCCGCGCGGAGAGGGGGACATGTCCCTGATCAACTACATACCGGGTGAGTACAAGGAGCTGTACAACTTGTATAAGCAGCCTCCCGAAGAATCAAACATGATTAATCGCATATACAAGGAACTCGGTATAGGCGAAACCAAAGTACCGGGTGTTGTGCCTGAGAATATCAAGAGAGCGATTGAGACGAGTGAGCCAATTTACGATATCGAAAGGAAATTCAATAATGCCCTTGAGGACTTGCTGGCACCTAAAAACATTAACAACTATTTAACGACCCTGTCTCCCGCAGAAATAAACAAGATGCGCTTTGAGGATGTGGTCAAGAACTCGGCCAGGTACAACCTGGACATGTTCAATACACAGAACTTAGTTGAGGCCATTAGAAGTGGCAAACGTATTCCGGAAAAGACTTGGATGCAGGGCCTGAGCGAGCCGTTGAAGACCTTTGAAAAAGATGGAAAGAAGTACACCTGGCACCGCATTCTTGACAACGAAGCCACGGCAATCGAAGGCGCATACCTTGGCCACTCTGTTGGGGGCTATGCCAAGGGCGGCAACTATGGAGCCAAAGAATACCGTCTCTTCAAGGAAGGGGCAAAAGAGGTTTACACCTTGCGCGACACAAGAGGCCGGCCTTTTACAACAGTCGAAGCGGAAAAAACACACTTAGGACCACTAGGCCGCATACTGTCCTATGATGATGTTCAACGGGCAAAAGCCGAAGGCCGTGACTTAGGACCTGTAGTAACCGTCCTGAGACAGACCAAGGGCAATGGAGCCAAGACAGGCAACGTCGCACCCAAGGATGTGGACGAGGGGGTCTTAGCGTTCATAAAAGACTACATCAAACCAGATAAGTTTACCGAACAGGACCAATTCCTGACACCTAAGCTGGAACAATATAAGATTGACTTGTCTGGACGTCCTCGTCCATAAGAAAGAAAACCCATGCCCATAGACAAAGCAGTAAACCAAGCCCCTCAGTTGGACATCATTCTTGAAGAAGAGGAGATGCCCGACATTGAGATCGTGTTGGAAGAAGACGGCAGTGCTGTTATCAACATGAGTGAAGACGATGCCGATGAAGTGGACTTCTACGCCAACCTAGCCGAGGTCATTGATGAGGATGACTTGAGCCAGATCGCCATGGATGTCGGCGCGATGTTCGAGGCTGACAAGTCTTCACGCTCTGACTGGGAGCAGATGTACTCCAAGGGCATGGACCTGCTTGGCCTGAAGATTGAAGAACGCACCAAGCCTTTCAGGGGCGCGTCGGGCGCGACCCATCCTATGTTGACCGAGGCCATCGTGCAGTTCCAGGCACAGGCATTCAAGGAACTGATGCCGGCTGGCGGCCCTGTTCGCACGCAAGTCATCGGCCGTGAGACGGTAGAAAAGACCCAACAGGCCTCTCGCGTGCAAGATTTCATGAACTACCAGATCACTTCGGTGATGGAAGAGTACACGCCTGAGTTTGATCAGTTGCTTTTCTACACTGGATACGGCGGTTCCTCGTTCAAGAAGGTGTACTACGACCGCCAATTGGGCCGCATGGTCTCCAAATTGTGCTTGGCCGACGATGTCTACATCCCGTACAACGGCTCAAGCGTCATGAGCCAGTGTCCACGGATCACGCACCGCATTGCAATGGACTCTAACGAGTTTAGAAAGCGCATTGTGGCCGGCGAATACTTGGATGTGGACGTTGAATCGCAAACTATGCTGCCCGACACCACGCAAATTCAAGAAGCCGTGGACAAAGTTACGGGTGTGCAGCCCACTGACGACGTCGAAGAAGTGTTTTTGTTGGAAATGCAAGTGGATTTGGACATCCCAGGCTTTGAAGACAAGGGCGAAGACGGCGAAGACACCAAAATCCGCTTACCCTACGTTGTCACCATGTTGGAAGACAGCCTGAAAGTGGTCGGCGTACGTAGAAACTGGAGCGAAGACGACGAACTGAAGGTGCGCAAAGACTATTTTGTGCATTACGTGCTGGTCGAAGGCCTTGGCGCGTACGGCATGGGCTTTGTTCACATGGTTGGTGGCTTGTCCAAGGGCGCAACCAGTGCTCTGCGCCAGCTTCTTGACGCGGGAACGCTCTCGAATTTGCCCGCAGGCTTCAAGGCCAAGGGCGCGCGGATCGCGGACAACGACAGTCCTATCCAACCAGGCGAATGGCGAGATATTGACGCTGGTGGCGCTGAACTCCAGGCCTCTTTGTTGCCATTGCCGTACAAAGAACCCAGCCAAGCCTTGTTTGCATTGCTTGGATTCTTGGTTGACGCGGGCAAACGCCTGGCCAGCACTGCGGATATGCAGGTTGGCGACGCAAATCAGAACGCGCAGGTAGGGACAACCCTTGCACTGCTCGAGCGTGGCTCGATTGTCATGTCGGCAATCCACAAACGCTTGCACTATGCCCAAGGCCTTGAGTTCAAGATGCTGGCCAAGGGCTTTGGCGAGTACATGCCGGACAACTATCCGTACGATGTACCGGGTGGCGCGCGCTCGATCAAGAAGAAGGACTTCAACAACATGGTGGCGGTGCTGCCTGTTGCTGACCCCAACATCTTTAGCTCTGCCCAGCGCATTACCTTGGCCCAAACGCAGTTGCAGATGGCCCAAAGCGCGCCTCAGATGCACGACATGTACGAAGCGTACTACCGCGTGTACTCTGCTTTGAACGTGCGGGACATCGACGGCATCTTGTTGCCGCAAAACACCCAGATGCCCAAGGACCCGGCCAGTGAAAACAGCGACGTGCTCAACAACATGCGCTTAAAAGCCTTTGCTGGCCAGCAGCATGACGCGCACATCGCCGGTCACCTGATGATGGGCCTGTCTCCTATCCTCCAAGCCAACTCCATGGCCGCAACGGCACTGCAAAAGCACATCCTGGACCACGTGAGACTCAAAGCGGAGGAAGCAGTGGAGGCAGAACTGTTCCAGAGCTACGGCACGGACCCCGACGGCATCGTCTCTCCTATCCAAAAGGAAGGCATGGTGGCGTTGAAGATTGCTTTGTTCATGCAAGAGGTTCGGGACATGCAAAACCAGTTGTCCGGAGAGCAAGGCGACCCACTTGTCGAGCTCAAGAAGCAGGAACTGCAACAGCGCGCCGACAATGACAACAAGAAGATTGCGTTGGATCAGCAAAAGCTTGCACTCGACCAACAAAAGATTGCGCAGAATGCTCAGGCACAGCAAAATCGTGTAAAGTCACAAGAGAACATTGCGCAACTGCGAGCCGGCGTGGCTCGAGAGCGCATGAATGCAACACAGAACACACCACCCGCTCAAGGAGGCCGAAATGCCGCTTAAAAAAGGCTCAAGTCGCAAAACAGTAAGCGCCAACATTGGCGAGATGGTGGGCGCATACAAGCAAAAAGGAAAGATTGGAACCAGCAAGCCGAAGAACAAGTCCGCAGCGGTGAAACAAGCCGTCGCGATTGCTCTTTCTACTGCGGGTAAATCCAGCAGGTCTAGCAAACCGAAGGAGGCCAAGAAGGGTGGCGCTTTCATGGTCGTAAAGAAGAAAGACGGCAACCGTCCGGTTGAGATATACTGAGACGTAAGCACTTGCCACCGGGTGGGGCCTTGTACCACCTGCTTTTCATGGAAATACCATGCTCGAATTT